AATCTGATCTGCCATCAAATCTCGGCCTCTGAGAATATCGTCATTGGCAAGTTCTGTTAATTCTTGTTGTAGTTGTGGGGTGGTTCCCTGTGTAATAAATGCCGGCTCATATTTTGACGTAGATACAAATTGGTCTCCAGCACGAAACATGCCTGTAGTATCAGACGTAGCGCCAACGCTTTCTTCATAGTCATCGGGGGCTGGAGATAGATTGCCCATCACACCAGCAGGAACCTCTAAGTTATTAGCGCCAAACCGCTCTGTAAGAGAATCAAGGCCCTTACGACCAAGGTCCATAACTCTGCCGCCAGCATCCCGCAGGTCTACGCCGCCGGCAAGCATTTTGCCAATGTTACCCATAATACCTGATGACAGGGCTGGATTAACATTTGGGTCAAGAGCTTCTTTGTAGTTTGGATTACCTGTGGAAATAAAGTTTACATTACTGTTTGGCCCTGCCGTGCTTGGAAGCATAGACAAAACAGGACCAAGACCCATTGCCGTCACGCCTAGTCTAGCGCCCATATCTGATGTAGACATAGGGGTTAGTACTTGCTCGGCAACTGTCTGATTATTTGCTAATTGCTCGCCTACTGCACCGCCGAACAAAGAGCCGAACCCCCTGCTTCTCGCAAGATCGCTCTGCTGGTCAAAGTTCATGTATCGGTCAAAACCAATATCTAAGACCTTCTGAGCTTGAGCGGGATCCAGTGTTGAGCTTATATTTTCTTCACCAAAAATTTTACCAAGGATACCTGAGACCCCTGAAGACCCGTATGGGTTCTTTACACTTCTGCCTGTTGTGGAAAGGTACTCAGCGTATTGTGGGCTATTCCTATAATCACCGCCACCAAAGGCGCGCATACGGTCCATACGGTCTTCACCAGTTTGGAACCTTTGTTGCTGGTCTTTGGTTCTAGTGATTACTGTGCTATTAGGACCGCCGTTCAACCTAAACTGGTTAGCGTTGATAGTGTTGTCGCCACCCTGCCCGCCACCGCTGGTGTTACCTATCCCAGTGGTTACTCCAACTTCATCATAGCCGCCGCTATACTGAGAGGATGTCGATACGTCTTCGTCTTCAATACTCATCTATCTAATCTTTACTGAACGAGTTGAACCCTGATACGCTCTGCCCATACCACGGACAGTTTCGCCGCCGCATTCCATGCATCCACAGCTGCCGCCATGTGACATGTACTTGCCGTCTTTAGCTTCAACAACTTTCTCGTCATCACCACGGCGCTTCAGTCTATTGTTCTCTTTGTTCATAGGATGCTCTTTACCCATGAGGCTAGGATTTTTAAATATCGTGTCGATCTGATTGTCATCCATGCCCTGCTTGCGCATCTTGTTCCGCAAACGCGCCTTTGCTAAACCCTCTGCTGGCATTTCTGGAGACGGGGTGCTTCCACCATCTTTACGTTTTAAAACCATCTTTGTATCCTCTTGTGCAATGCGGTCTGCACCTTCTCTGTTAAAGCCTTTAAGAACACGGGCAACCGCTGGAGAAACATTCTCACGGCTTTCAGCCATAAGTGCTTTAGCTTCTTTATATGAAATACCTAAGTCATCCGCCATCTGCTGGATTCTTGGTCTGCCGCCTGCACCTGTCATGATAAATGTCCTATTTCTCGTGGCCTAGCCATACAGCAAACGCGCCGGTCATGGCTCCTGTTACTACACTAACCAGTGCAGACTGTTCAATTGTTGGGCTAGGAAGGGTCATAAACCACTCCACTACCCGCCAAGCGGATATTGACATCATAATCATCATTATCCGGGGAAGTAACTTCCAAGCTAAAATTCTTTCCATTGCTGCGGTCATGGTTCTTCTTAGCCTGCTCTTCAGTTGTTAAATCTTCTTTGCACCACATTATTTTTTCTTAAACTTATCTACGCCTTTGAGTCCAAGCGCTGCTAGAATTGTAACATATAGGACGTTCTGATACCACTCTGGTAATTCATTCAATCTGTCAAAGCCATTCTTAACCACATCTTCCATGCCGGGAATGAAGACTAAACACACAGGCACCAATATAATAATTGTGACTAGCTCGTCTTTCCAACTATTTTTTGTACCCTCCGCCATGATAAGCTCCCACTTACTATCATGGGTAGCGGCAGTCTTCATTATCTCTGCTTTTGCTTCTGCCTCAGTCTGTGCAAGATGAGACTTCGCCTTTTGCTTGGATACCTGCCCCTCAACAAAAGATGATGCCAGACCTGCAAGGGGACCAATAAGAGCTTGTAACATGTCACTTACCTTCCAGTGCAGTTAAACGAAGTTTTAATTCAGCTATACTTATTTGCAAATCGTGAACTTGAGTCACTGTGTTTTGAACAGACTTGGGTGGCTCAAACTCATCTATCCAGTTATCATTCTCTTCAACTTCTTCCATAGTTAATTCGAGATTGTGCTCTAAGAAACTGATACGTTCAGTCAAACCAAAATATACCCAGACACTGACAGCAGTGAATGCAATCATACTAATAAGGTTACGAAGCGGTATAGTTATTTCGCTTGCTTCGTTTAACTTTGTAGCAGTTGTTTTAGCCATTACTGTTCACGTTTCAAGTCGGCCTGTGTGTCAATCCGATAGACGTTCACTAGGTTGCGGTCCTCTGCAACTTCACGCTGTAGAGCTTGGCGCTCTTGTGACATCTGATAAGACTGCATCAACTTAGCTTGGTCAATCTGGAAGTCCATTGAATCATTCATGGCCTTACGCTGAATCTCTTGCGTATCGTTCTGTAGTTCCTGCTGGCGGATAGCAACAAGTGGGTCAGGTGGCTGCGGCGGAGTTAGAAGCGGAGCCAACTGTTCAGTTGTATCCGCAATCTGCTGTGCAACAGCAGCTTCAAGTGCGTCAGGATTAATCTGCGGAACAGGCTCACCAGGATTTTCCATCTGCGCCTGCTGCATTACCTTAGTAAACATATCCTGAACCAAGTCACGAGCATGCATAGCTACATGCTCTTGAACGTGAGCATTCAACATCATAAACGCCTGCGGGTTAGTAGCAGTAGATGGCTGCTGTAGCATAGCCGCATGAACACGAATGTGAGCCATGTGGTCCTGCTGTGGGAATGCCTGCAAGGGCTGGCCCATTAACAGCTTAGAGTTTTCCGTGCCGGGGTCCATAGGAGCCGGTGGCTGTGGCGGCGGTAAGATGCTGTCAATGTTCTTCACATCAATCGCATCGTACATCCGGCGGTAAGCCTCATACATATTGTGCAACTGCGGCGCGGCCTGTGCCAACTGAAGCTGTGTCTGAGCCAGTGACATACGCTGTGCCATAGAAAAGATTGATGGGTCGGAGACCGGGAGAACGTCTACGCGCCCATCAAAGTCTTGCGCCATTACTTCTGGTGCAATATTAGGACCAATCGCATACGGATACGGTGTAGGGTTGTTAGAGAATATCTCGGCAAGCATTCTAAACTCTGACTTCTGAGCATAGTGTAGGCGCTTGTGGATACTGCTTATTACTTTTGAGCCTTGCTCGATGAGAGCCACTGTTGTACCGACCGGAGCGTTTGAATTAACGTCAGCGACCTTTGAGTCTGCCACCTGTGCAAATCTTCTGCCAGAATCAACAACAACTCCCAGAAGTTGGGCGAGGGTGCCCGATGGCTCTTTGTATGGAAGAGGAATAATGGCGTTACGAATATCCCCACCAGGAGCGTCAAGATCGCGGAACTCACCAGGATTAACAGGCTCATCATCATTGCGAATACGAACACCACGGGCCTTAAAACCACCCGGAAGATTAGACAAAGTTCCAGCATCAATAAGCTGGCGTAGTATAGATGTCGCTGCACGAGACAATCCCCCTATCATATGCAACAAGCCAAAGCCATAGAAGCCAAAGCCCGGTAAAAACTTATAGTGTGTGAAGAACTGACGCTTGCGTCGAAGCGGGTCCATCTCACGCCAGTTACGAACTACCGATAAAACCTGTCCAGAAGCTTCGTCCATAGTGACGATATACGGAAGCTTGATACCTGTTTCTTCACCTTCCTCGTCCAAATCCTCAAATCCCTCAAGATCCAAGTCAATGTGCGTTTCGTATATAGTATACATGTCATCAGAGTAGCCCGGACGGATACCCTGTATCTCATCAGACTTGTCCCTAATTGTTGAATCCGACTCATCGTCATCAGATACAGATAGTTCAACATCTTTATACACTCCTCCTACTTGAAGTTTACGAACGTCGTTCTCGCTCATGCGAACAACATGCGTGTAACGACTGGCAGTCTGCAAGTCCGTAGCAGAATAAGGAACAATCAAATCCTCTGCCGGCACAAACTTAGACACAGCGCGTCCCCGCGTTGGGTCCATGTAAACCTTCTTGAATGTCGAGCCAGTAATCGGTAAATAGA